AATACTAAGCCCCGCGCCAGCCTGTCCCGGGATCAAATAGTGTTATTTGATCCCAATAATAAATATACAATTGGGCTTAAGTACTTATTGGGCCTATTGGGCTGAGACATAGCGCTTCGCGAAGGGAGAGAAAATAATAGCAATAATTATTTAGATATTAATATTGTAAATACAACGTAGAGTCTTCTTCGTTGAGCAGCGCGTGAGAGCGTGAGATAGTACAATAGTAACATAATATTAAAATATTATTCCCAGAACACGCGAAGTATCATAATAACATTTTATTAATAAACATTTTACATTTGATGCATATGTGTGCTACAAGCACTACAATTCGTATGCGTTACATCGGAACATCTTAACACCATAGGTGTTTCTACAACGTTTGGCAGATCAGTAATATGACCACAATCATCTTCTAGACAACACATATAACACTCTTGAAGCTGAATATCATACACAATCCTGTACAGACCTGTAAGACGAGATGGTGCGGTACTGGGTAACCTCGGATAAGCTTTGACGCTTCTTCCATGGCGTCTGCAGAACTTGCCAAGCATATCTTCATTTGAATGAATATATCGTTCATATTCATCCCAGAACGCATCTTGTTCTGCTTGTAATTGACTTACTTGAGGCATCGTAAGCTTGTTTTGAGCGGCAGTAGTCATAATTGAATAGCAGATGAAGGTGAAGAAGATGAACAATAGCTTCTTCTTCACCACTATTTATAGATGGGTAAAGCAAAGCTTTCTTTGTACGCCTCGAACAAGATTAAATCTCAACCACACATTAAAAAGCATTAAAGCATATGGAAAGCAACATGGGGACCACGCGGTTTCTTTCACGCTTCCTTACCGAGGAAGCAACCTATGTATCCGTGTTATAAACACGTAGTGGAGTGTGGGGTCCAACCCTGCCACGTTGGCATTAGTGCCACGTAGTGACTCCGCTGATCCTGGCGCGGGGGT